TATTAAATACTAAATTTCCAGATCCAGTTTCATCACTAATTAAAGTATTAAGATTACTACTAGACGGTGTTAATAAAAAAGTTCTAGCATTAGAAGATAGATCTGTAATATCAGCTAGTTGAATAGTAGGATCACTTAATGTTACAAAATAATTTGTGCCACTATTAGTGACAACTATTCCGCTTAATCCAGTTAGTGAAGTAAAGTTAGACGGAGGAATCAATCCACTAACAGCACTATTGAAATCTGTTATATCAGAACTTGTATGGGTATGGCCGCTAATACTTACTAATATATTATTATAATATAATCCACTATTACTGATAGATAAAGTATTACTATTATTTGCAGATAAATAAATACCAGAATCAGCAGTAACTACAACTTCACCCCCAGTACTGTCTATAGTGTGCGATAGATTTGCGTTAAGAAAAATTACACTATTAGGACCATTGAGTTCTAATGAAGGGATGCCTATAGGGTCTACAATTTTTAGACTAGGGAATATACCACTAATCGATAAAACCCCATTATCAAAAGTTAAATCACTTTCAGCATTTATTCCTACGGATGATCCTGTACTAGTAAGTAATCGATTATTACCACTATTCGCTATGGTTGGTAATAATCCACTAACACTACTATTAAAATCTGTTATATTGTTACTAGTGTGAGTATGAACAGCATTAGCATAATTACCGCTTGGTTGTAAACCGCTAACGCTTACAGTATAGTTACCAGAAGATGAGGAGACGTTAACATATCCGCTACCTAGCACATTTTTAACTGGAATTAAACCGCTTACTTCGCTATTAAAGTCTGTTATATCACTAGTATTGTGAGAGTGTCCAATTAAACTATAGTTTCCACTTGGCTGAACGCCAGTAACAGAAATTATTAGACTGTTTCCTAAATCATTATAATTAAGATTTACATAATTACCACCCACTAATAAATTACTTACTCTATCATCAACTTCTTCGTCAGTAAGACCAAAAGTCCCAGTAACACTAACTGTAAAATCACCAGAAACTGAAGATATTCCTATGCCGCTGCCAGCACTAATATTCTTAACAGGAAGAAGTCCGCTAACACTAGAGTTAAAATCTGTAATATTAGAGCTTGTATGAGTATGACCATCAACGCTATAATTTCCACTAGGTTGTAGTCCTGTTACAGAAATAGTATAAAGATTATTAGAAAAAGACGAAGAGACATAGCCAGTGCCAGTTACACTTGGTAACAAACCGCTTACACTACTGTTAAAATTAGTTATGTCGCTTGTATTATGGGAGTGGCCCACAATGCTATAGTTTCCACTAGGTTGCAATCCTGTGGCTGAAACAGTAGTATATCCAGTAGAATCATTATAGTTTACGTTAATATAATTTCCAGCAACTAACCCACTATTACCAATCACATCTTGTACAGCTTCTAAAAAGTCAACTATACCACTAGAATAGATGGTAGGATTAGATAATGATATTGTATAGATACCGCTACTATCAATCACACTAATACCACTACCAGCCAATATATCTTGAACTTTTATTAAATCACTAATTTCTGATGGTAATAATGCTACACAATGAGAAACTTCTAATAAAGCAGTATTGTCGTATGTGACTATATCTATAGAAGATGGCTGTTCACCAATACAAGTTTGTATTTCTATGGTGTTTATATCTGGATCTATAATTTTAACATCAAAACAGCTCATATTGTGCAGTCTAGCAGAGTGGTTGATTGACTAAATCGTTTAATAATAGAAATAGTTCCATATAATACTCTTATAGTATATTTACCCCCACCAACATATAAATCCTGTGGACTTTGTAATTCAAGATCATATTTAGCGCTATTAAAGTTATAATTATTAGTAGCACTAGCAGGAATTAATAAATTAATACTACCTTGTGGGCCATCAATAGTAAATTTATATTCAGTATAATCGTTATTTAAAGTACTAAAAGTTTTAAATTCTTGCCCTCCAACTTTCATTGTTAGTCTAGCGCAATATCCAGTTAGATCTATAACATCTCCATTAGTATCTTTATATGTTAATAATAATCTAAAAGATGATCCTTGTTCTATAGAAAAATTATATTCAGTAGCTGCCATTTTAAACTCTTTCTATTCTATCTTCTAAAGCTTCTAGTGTTTTACCTAAAGTAGCTATTTGTACTTTGAGTTCATTCATTACATCGCTGTTTCTTTGTAGTGCAGACGCAAAAGCGGCTTGTGTTTCTTTATTACTAGCTAATCTTTCCATAATAAATTGTCTATCTTGAAGATAAGGACTTTCATTTTTTATCAACTCAGCCACTTCTGCTTTAGTGACCATTTTTTTACCTATTGCTACCCAAAAACCCATCATTGTTACAATAATTCCTATACTAGTCGTAGCAATATTTTCCCAGAAATGAATGATTGTGTCTGACATATTTAGCCCCTATATTGAATAAGCCAACGACACAAAATGTATCATTGGCTTATATTGTGTCAATAATTTAAAAAATATAATTATATCAATAACTGGTCTTAGCCTTGTAGTTATCATTGTAAGGAGTCTTAGCACCACTCATATAGGTCAATTCGCCAGGAACACTGGAGGTTGGAGCGGCTGCTTCGTCTGTTGCCAATGTGTCTACTGAGACTTGTGGATAGCCAGCATCGAACTCATTTGTATAACGATTGTATTTGTTCTCTCTAATGGCTGTGGTAAGTTTGCGAGTACGAAGTGTTTCTAGTTTATTTATACTACGAATAGTATCCTGATCATTACCTGGTGTTTTGATACTATTATTACTTAGTCCAGCTAATTCATCAGTAATTAAACTTGAAATTGGTTTGACATGATTATGGGCAAAAACACCACCAGAAACAGCCTTACCAGCATAATCTTTTACTGTTACTGTATCTTCAACAACCTTCGATGCAAAAGCATCTACTACTGGACTTGGTGTTGTAACACTTTCTACAATATTTGATGTGGCTGTTCCGTTGGCCTTCATTGTGCCGTGTGCATTATTGGCTTCTAAAAAAGAACCATAGCCATTATTTGTTAAAGCGGAACCGTTGACTTGTGCTGTGGCCATTATTATACTCCATAATAAAAAGATGTTTGTTAACTAGACTTTTTATACACCATTATTTCTCTTTACGACTAGAATTGAAAAGCATGAAATTTTTCAGGCTATGGATGGAGGTTGTTCTAAAACCAAATAGGCCAGATTTTATAATCGTTTCAAAATGCTTATCTGTCCAGATATTTCCTGTTGATATAACATTTAAGTCTTTAGAGTTTTGGTGCAAAAAAATGGATGCTAGGATATTATCGGCTAAATTATCTAAGAAAAATCCAGTAGATGGATAAACGTGTGTAATTTGATGATTCTCAAAAATTTCACATATTTTTTTAAGACAATGATGGTCAAACATTCTATATTCTAAGATATATTTAACACTTAAATTATGTTCTATACAAAATTCTTGAGTAGACTTTATATCTTCACGAATTTTATCATATTTTCTATTGGCTGCTAAATTTTGTGGCATAGCCATATCTATACAATTTGTACCAATTTTAAAAGCTTGTTCTATTGCACACTTTCGTGTTTTAAGATCTGAAATTCCTAATGGATAATCAATTAGGCAAGATAATATCTTGTTGGAAGATGAGCCTAATAAATTTTTAGCTGTTTTAATTAAATAAAATGGTACAGTAATACTATTTATAGGATAACTGATTATTTCTTGTATAATTTGTTTTGCGTCTGATTCTGATATATCCGTAGATGTTATAGCAAAGTCAATATACATATTATTTTGATTTTTTCATTAAGTTTTTGATATAATCGATATTAGGATATCTCTTAGTGCCAAGTATTCCATCAGCAAAACCGTATCTAACCGCTTCTTCTGCTGTTAAAATCCAATCTCTTTTAGTTGCTAATTGACTCACAATATGTTTTCTGGCCATCATTTTTTTCCAATTTTTCTCTTTAGATATCATACTATTTATACACTTTTCTGTAAATATATCAATCATCTTTTCGCTCTCTTTTTCGCTCCATTGAACCATGCTTAAAGCTGCTTTATGTTCATTATCCACGCTAATTGACCCATAATGAACCAAAAAATTTGTATTAGGAGTTAAGATTCTTAAATCCGCCGCCTGCAACAAAACAGTACTGCTGGACTCTACTTTAGCAGATGCTACTATAATAGTTTTACTTTTACTGGATTTGATAGCATCATAAATACCTAGACAATCTTGCCAATCCCCTCCAGGTAAATGCATATGTATAAGAATAGGATCTAATGATAGTAAATTAAGATATCTTAAATTTTTTTCAAATACTATCGCTGATCTATAATCAACTCCAGACTCATCTGAGCCTTCACTAAAATAAGAATGTAAATAAATTTCTCTATTATCTATATCAATATTATAATCATGAATATTATGTAGTTGATTGATTGGTGTCATTTTTATAGCCTAAAAAGTCATACATTTTTTGATTAATTTCATTCATTACCTCAGAATCAATAAAACATTTACCAATAGCAATTCTAAATCTATATCTTGTAAAAATATCTAAAATTTCTACACCATGAGACCGCTCAATTAAATCCTTAATTTCATTACTTATATTGAAATTTGTATGACCAAGCCAAAAATTAAAAATTTTACTACTTGCTGTGTGTTCATTGTATGGTATGAGTCCTAGTGGAGAAGCTATAACTTTAATAGGATTATTTACCAAGTGTTTATGACTATCTTCATCTAGATCATTAGATTCTGGCAATATCTCATTAAGATCATCAATATTATTATTATAGTCAGTCCACTTAGCCTCATCAGTATCTCTACCAAAAGGATCTATCCATTTTTCCCACACAACCATTGGTTTATTTTCAGTCATAGTTTTTTATTTATATGCCACATGAAATTGTGTCGGCTTGATAATAGGATCACTATTTTCTGCATTATATTTTTCGCTCTCTAATATTTTTTTAGACCACATAGAAATAGCATTTTGACTAAAAGCCGCTTTTTCTCCACCTTCTTTAGCCATTCCCAATAGTATATCTGTCATAGTTTGTACATAATATCCTTCGTTTAATAAAAATAGGAAAAAACCAAATTGTGATGCTGCATTAGCATCCATATTACCAATTTGAAAAATAACATCTGTTTTTTCATTTTGGTCTATTTCAAATAGAATACTATTATTGGTATTTTCTTTTGCTGTTATATTATTAGATTGTTTATTGAAAAATTTTGATATATAATTAATCATTATTATGATAGCTTTTGAATAGTTTCAAGTAATACTAAACTTAATTGCTGCTCTTTCAGAATATCAAAATCAATCCAATATACCCTGGTATTATCTATACTACTATTATAGTCTATAATAAAACCATAAACAATATCAAGAGTATCTTGTTCTTGATTTAATGAAACATGATTTAATGAAATAAGCTGTGGCAATAATTCGAGATCATTAACAAAAACATATTGTTTGAGAAATTTAATAATATTTTCATTAAGATTTTTTAATAGATCATTTTCTAAAATAAATTTTGGTAAAACTAATTTATCATTATCTACAGATAAAACACATCTTTTGTTCAAAGACGCATTGACCCCAAATACCACACAGTGAATATTGACATTAAACATTAATAGATTCCTTTATTAAGGTAATAGCCTTATTTAAGCCTTGTCTTACTGCCTCTCTAGTAATACCATATTTTTGGCCAATTTTTTCAAATGTATAGGATTCAAAATAATATAGTCTAATATAGTCTCTTTGTCTAGGACTTAAACATTCTAAACTGAGCAACGATTCTATGAGTGAAGACAGTTGCTCCTTATTCTCCTTGTTGCTTAATATTTCTTCTGGAGATAAACTTTTTGTATCTTGTGTAAAACTATGTACTGTAGAATCATCATGGTCTTCTACAATATGATCTAAAGAATAGATTTTATTTTTGAATTTTTTATTTTTCTTGTGGTTCTTAGAAACATAGGTTTGTATGGCCCATAAGGCACATTGATTACGATATGAATACTTAGTCTTTTTAGTACCTTTAGTGTTTTGATAATTTTCATCCCATCTCCAGTCAGCCATCATAATAGCATTAGCAATAGAAGATATAGCATCTTCATCTTTGAGCATTTTTGCAGATAGGCCGTTATAAAATTGGTTAGAAAATTTTGATATGGACTTTTTTGCCAAAAGCATATAATTATCTAAGCTATCAAAACTTAGTGTTGAGTGGTCTTTATATTGAATTTTCTGATTGCCTATGCCATTTAGTTGTAGTAACATTTTTTATCCTTTTATTAAGAAGTCCTTTGGAATATTTTTATTGATTATATCCATCACAATATTTTTAATATTATTTCTGAACATAGTTCTTTCTTCATTAGAAAATCCTATATTCATATCATCGCACTTATCTAACATAAAATCTGCATAATATTTGCTTAATATCTTATCCAGATCTGTATCGGTAAGATCTATTTTGAATGCTTGTGGCTTTAAAGTTTCAATAATATCTAATAATTTTGATATTATCATATCGTTAGAAGTGCAATTATATTTAAATTGCATTCTATTAATAAGCCACTCTATAAATTCAATTTTATCCTGATGCACAAATCCCGCCAAAAATATACTATTTAGTTAGTTTTTTCCATTGATCTGAATCTGGTCTATCTTTATCTCCAGGCTTTGCTGGTTTATAATTTTTACCCATTCGTTCTTTTTTCTTTCTAATATTGTCCCAAAGTCCTGGCTTATTGCCAGATTTTGTGTCAATAGGCAGGTCTGATTGTTCTTGATCTTCATTGATTTCTTCTGAGGCAACCATAGTTTTATCATCGTCAGCCAGAGGCGCGTTCATTACAAAATCGTGAAGCTGACCCATACTCTTACATGCAGCATTGATTTTACCATCCTTCCATGCAGAAGTCAATCGCTGTGTTATCATAGGATCGCTAACTTTATCTATCATCATTCCAGCACAAGTATGAGCTTGTTTCAAAGCTCCAATTGCAGCATTGGTATTATTTAATAGATCATTGGCTTCATCATCACCATAAAGATCATCAAGATTCTTCATAGTAGATGGACCTAATTCAAACTGATTAATATCATTATAACTATCAGCTTTACTTGCTTCTTCTTTGGTATACATGATATAGTCATGAATTGTTCTCATATAATCTTCAGTGATAGCAATTCGTCCTTGTAGCCAACTCTCTGTGAGATTTTCTTTGATCATGGGATTTTCTAGATTATTTAAAATTTCCATAGCATGAGTAGCAATAGCTCTAATAGACGCAACACTCATTCCATAAAAATCTTGTTTATATTCTTCCATTTCCATTTCTGGAGTTTCATTTTCATCTTCTGCTTTAGACTTTAATTTAGCGATATTAGCTAGTGTTTCATTAACAGAATTTAAAATATCATGTATACGATCCATAATTATACCTCATCAGTAAGTGGGCCACCAGTAATCCACGCATCACAAGTTCTGTCACCAGCACATTTGAAATCGAACAGTTCACAATAACCAAGATTAGCCAGACTAGCAATTTTTACTGCTTCATTCATATCTTCTTCACAGATACCCTTTTCTATACATTTCATCATTTTATCTTTTATAATAAAAGCAGCACAATTTTTGCATCTCATACTTTGTGCTTGTTCTACAGATGTCTTAAATAAATCTGCTTTAGCTTGCCAAAATTCTGGATTATCTAATTCTGGATTTGCAGGACCATAGTTAGCTTTATCGACACAGATTTTACGATTAGCTAAATTTAGACTAATATCCTGTGTCGCTGGTGGACATTCCACATTAGTCTGTACCTGTTCTAATAATTCATCTGCTCGTGATTTATACATTATTAAACCTGAATACTTAAGAAGTTATCGAGACCCATTTGTTCAATAAGTTTTAAATATCCTTCATAAAGAACAATACCATCTTCACTACCTTGAAGTAATGGTATCATCATATTAGCGGTCATTTCATCTCCGACAGCTCTAGCCGCTGTGATGGTTTCTCTTTCTGCGGCTGCTGCTTCTCTAACAGAATTAAGATTGTATTGAATTAAAGCGACCATATCATGTCTTGTCCATGATGGAGGAGCTACTGTAAGTGGTTGATAATCAACATCAAAAAATTCTAATCTTTTTAGATTTTCCATAGCGTGTTGATGTTCTTGTTGGGCATCAGCCTTTATAACATCTGCAAGTTTTTTATATCCCCATCGTTCCAAGTGTACTGCTTGTCCTGACAAAGATGTAGCTTGTTGCCAATGGATATTTAATGATTTTTTTAAAGAATCAATAACCATATTACTAGAGTAACCTTGAACTTCTTGTGCTTTTGTATCCACTTTTTCACCTTCTTGTTCGGTCAATAGTTCTGCTATATTTTTAGTCATGGTTATTAGTCCATTTTTTGTACATGATTGTCACCAACTCTTACAGGCCCAATATCGACTTTTCCACTTTGGACCCGGATTATCACAATTATGTCTGGCTCTGAAACTTTTACGACGTTCAGGAATATTTTTCTTAATTTTCATATTGGGATCGCCAAATCTAACAATAACAATATTTCCACTCTCGTTTTTAGTATATACCGCAAATTTTTTAGGGCCATTAGATGTTCTAAATGGTTTATTAAGAGTTACTTTTCGTCCTTGATATTCTGCGCCCTTAGCTTCTCCTTCATATCTAAGATATCTACCATCTTTTTTATAATTTCCTCTGCGTTCAAAATAATATTTTTCGTATGTAACAGGATCCATGTATTCGTAACTAGCCTGAGACGAAAGAATAAATTCCTCAGTATTTTCACCAAAGTCTACATAGTCGTTATCATTAGGAATAATAATATTACTAGCATTTACTTCTTCAACATCCCCGCATTCTTCACAATCATTATATGATAATGAGAATCCTAAAATTTCTAAAACACTAGAAAAAAGCCCACTTTTACTCTTTTTACGAGTTTGACCCAAACAAATCGCTACTCTTTGTTTTTGATCAGGATAATCCTTTTTCATTGTCTCGTTACCCATGCAACGAGATACAAACTTTGTACTATCTTCGTTTTGTTTTGGCTTTGGTATTGGCATAATAGCTATTATTTCTTATAAAAGTAGACTGAATAATATTAGCAGTATGATTCCAACTATAATGATTAGCTGTTGCTACACCACTAGGATTAGAATATATACCATTATGATACACATATTTCATATAATGAATAATTTGTTCTATTTGTTTATCCGTAATTTTAGCCCAATTACCAAAACCCTTAAACCATTTACCATCGTTAGCCGGTTCTGTTTCATCAATATCTACTAAATAAGAATTATCTTTATTACAATATTCAGTATGAGCTGAATAATTAGTAACAATAACTGGCTTATTCATTGCCATACTTTCAATAATTTCATTATTCCATCCTTCAGCCCTAGACACAAAAACGCCACAGTCACATCTACTAATGAATTCTGCTACTTGGTATTGTGTATCTAGTCTACCAAAAATTTTTATCTTATCTTTTAATTTACAATTTTCTACTAAATTAAACCAATAATTATTTTCTTGTTCTGTTAAAAATGGATTAAATGGTAATAAATATAGTTCTACATTATCATTAATATCAAAAGCAGCATCAAAAGCCTTTAATAAAATATCTTGTGATTTTCTATGTTCCCATTTTCCTATGTGAAAAAAACGATAATTATCATTTTCTATTAATATTTTATTTTCTGGAATATGAAAGATGCTAGCGTCCACTCCCAATGGAGCTACATATATCGGTTTATTTACGTTATTTTGTTGTAAAATCTTTTTACCCCATTCTGATGCAACAAATATAAAATCAGAATAATTTAAATGATGAATTTCTCTAGGAGTTAGTTTATCTACTTCAAAAAATGGGAATGTATAATAGTGGCCATTTCCTATTCTAGTCGCTAAATCATACTGATGCCATATTTTCAAACATGGAGCAGAATAGTCGAAGGATGAACTACGATCTAGTAGTTGCTTTATAGTTTTATGATCATCTTCAGTATTACATTCTATACTATTTCCAATAGGAAATAAAGATATATTTAAATCTTGAGATAAAGCTTTAGTAATATTTAATGAGGTAATACCGTAGCCAGTACTATTAATTGGACAAAATAAATTAAGGTTTTTCATATATTTTATTGTGTGTGTTATTAACTTGTATAAATATTATTTTTACTAATTTTATTACATATATCTATAAAATAGATTATATCAAAATCACTTTTCATCCGCTGAATATCTTTATGTATCCAAGCTATATTATTTTTTGTATATCCTTTAGAAGAGTCAATTCTATCTAAAGAAGCTGTCTTATCATGAACATTAATGCTTTGTCCACTAAGATAGCATTTAAAATTTTGTTTGACTAATAGTTTATCTAGATCATTAATATTTAAATTAAAATTTAAGTTTCTGTATTGTGCATTTATTTTTATTTGAGAAAAATATGTTTTTGTAATATGTTTTGTTCCTTTATAGGATGGGTGATTTGATCCGTGTTTCGATAAAAAACATTTTCTACAAGTTTTTATCTTTCCAAAATGATATGTTGATATATTATTAGTATTGCCACAGTCACAGCGTACTTTAATCTGAGTATGAGAATTATTAGAATTATCTAGATAGTCTATAATCGTCAAACTATATTTTTTATCTCCAATTTTATATTTTCTATATTTTGCTATCGCATTGCATTTTTTGCATTGATTGAGTTTTTTTAAACTACCTGTTGGTTGTTTTTTTATTTTACCGCACTTGCATTGAACATCAACACACCATATTTTATTAACTAAATAACATTCAGATATTACTGTATAATTTTTATATTTATTGCCAATTTTTGGTATTATGCGATTCATAAGGCTTTTTCTCCTTATATAGTTTATACACCAAAAACTGGATTTTTGTTGGAATGAATTTGATTAACCCTATAAAATTGTCCGCATTTACTCATATTTTTTATAGAGTTTGCTCCTATATAGCAACAACAAGATCTGATACCTCCCAATAATTCTTGAACTACGGTATCTACACTGCCTTTATATTGTACAGTTATTTTTGTTCCTTCGCTTGCTCTATAATTTTTAATATTATCTTCATAAATTTCTTGAGCATGATGGGTGCTCATACCGTAATATGTGAACTCAATTTTTCTTTTTTTACACTCAAAATAATATTTGGGATTTAATGGTTGCCAAAATCCAGAGCTAGTAAGATACTCATGCTTCCATTCTCCTTCACATTCATCTACTCCGCAAAAATACCCACCCAACATAACAAAATCCGCACCACCGCATATTGCTTTACATACATCTCCAACAGTCTTGTGTCCACCGTCTGAGCAAATTAAGCCTAGTTTTTTATCTCCATTTTGAAGACCGTGGGCGACATAAGCATTTTCTAAACAACAAGACAACTGAGGCAAACCGCAGCCTGTCAAAAAGCGTGTTGTACATGCGGAGCCTCCACCTATTCCGCATTTTATAATATCCACACCCCCATAAATGATAAGTTCTTGAGTTGATGAAGTATTGGTAACGTTTCCAGCAATGATAATGCTTTCCGGAAAATTATCCCTGACCTTTTTACAATACTTCACAAAAACATCCATATGGCCATTAGGAACATCTATACAAATATTAGGTTGAAAATTAAGTTTATTTTTCAGTTCCAATAAATGATTTAGATCGCTTTTTTTATATCCAATAGATATAAATGTATAGTCTATATTGTCTGGATAGTCTTTAAAATACTGCAATAGTTGGTCTACAGTATGGTATTTATGTAAACACGCTATCATTTTATGACTAGCTAATGCTGTAGCCATAGTAAAACTGCAAAAGCTCATATTTGCACATATAATAGGTACACCCTTCCAAATTCTTGGAGAATGGTAAAAATGAAAGGTACGACTAATATCTATATCTGATCTACTAGTTAAGGTAGATCTTTGAGGAGCAATTAAAACATCATCAAAATCTAGTTTAGTTTCATTAATTATTTTTTGCATTGAAAAAGTACCATCGTTTATGAGTGTCTATATTTTCTGAAGTATGAATATGTTCTAGATAGTTTTGGATTTCTTCCCAACTAGAAAAAATCATTTGATGTGGTATTGTACCAAATAGCCAGTCTGGTGTTTTGTTTTTACCTTGTACCATATGAACTATTATAGGTTTTTTCTGACGGTTAGCCCAAAAAATTTCTTCATATGTTCCACATGGATGGGTATCTAAATCTAGATTGACTACTAAAAAATCACTTATATCTACCAATCGTAAATCTACAGCACGAATAGTTTTCATCATAGTTGATAACTCATCATATCTACTCATTTGTTTGAGTTTTGTTTTTATTTGATGAGTATCATGATCTTCTAATCCAATATCTGTAGGCTTACTTATTGGATTAAATACAACTATTCCTAAACTTTGTAAGAATGGAGTTATACTATCTCTCCAGCCAATTCCACGGTCTGCAACCCTATCCATTGCACCCGCTAAATATACTCTTTGATTATTTAGTCTATTATTCATCTGTTTAAAAATGTAAAGTCTATTAAACTATTTGATTCTGGGACACCAATCTCTAAGCCATTTCTAACATTATAAATTGCTTGTTGAGATTGCATTAAGCCAATAATAATTGCAAGAATTAATAAAAATATCATATAACTAACATTATTTGTGAAGGATTTACTACTAATTGAAATGTTGGAATTTTTCGCTTAAGATCATAATGAAAACACACATGTTCACAATCAAAACCATCATATGTTCCCTGAATAAATGAGTTTATTTTATAAATCGTCATACCACCAAAAGCACTATTAACAGGAATAATAGGAGACCCAACTGGCATAATAAAAAATCCAAACCATAACATTCCACTATAGGTCATAGAATCTAAAGTTGGCAATTGGTTCCACCAAGTATATCTAAATGCCCAACTATCATAGTTCCACAAGCTTTTTTGGTCTGGTAGTGTTACATTTTTATATTCAAAAGCATTTCCTGCTATAGCATCAATGGTATTATTGTGTGTAGAAAACCATCCAAATGAATTATAGCATCCTAGATCGCTAAAGTCAATAAAATCCATATCAGAAACCACTATAAAATCATAATCAGACAGGTGTGTTTTAACATACTCCTTCAGAGTATTTCTATATTCCGCCAAAGCCATTGTTCGTTCAGCATCTTGTACTGGGCCGAATTGTGGTCTGTTATGAGTCTCATAAATAGTTATAATATTGGAGTTGTCTTTTTTTAAGTTATCTAATATTTCTCTAGTATTATCTTGAGAATCATTTTCAAAAATAATGATTTTATATTCTTTGGAATTTTTAGCAAAATCAACTAACTTAGTTATAGAGTGTTCTATAGAAGAATCTATATTTCTAGCTAAACCAAGTATTACTATTTTTTTAGTTGATAGAAAGTTTTTGCCAATATTAATATATTGATTATATTTATTTATAAATTCTTTTGATGGAGGTAACAGTTCTTGTATATTCATAATGTAATAATCTCAATTTCTGGATTGATATAACTAATAGCTAGTGGGATATTAGAAATATTATTGATAATTTGATTACATCTAGATAAGCACAGTATTTCTGTTAAAAGATCTAAGGTCATTTTTTTATTATCTGTTTTTCCTACTCTTTTATGATGTAATTCATAGCCTTTACCATTAATAAATCCCACATGGTCAGTCTGACCATCTGCCAATCCAAAAGCCCACTGTAAAAATTCAGCCATACTTAATCTGTCAATATCTTTAATATAAAAAACTCTATCTTCATAATGCTCTATAAAAGAATAAATACCAAATTGGCTATCAGAAGCTAAAAATATCTTTGATTTTGGATATTCTTTAAGAATACTATCTATTTTATCAAAATAATTTTCTAAATATATTTTACCACTTTCTATAAAATGGCTTGGATGTCTGTAATGGATCCCAATAATATTCTGACTATCACGAAAATGATCATACCAGATCTTATCTACAGTATCGACAATTTCAGGTTTGAACTTAATAAAAGTTTTGAAAAATTTATGAACATTATTTCGCCATTCTTGAAATTTGACTTTATCTCCTTTTAAGAGTTCTTTAGTTTTATTGGGTCGTCTAAACTCTTCCGGTCCTTGTTCGCCAGAATATCGTGGTAATTTTACATATTCCTCTGTAACGTGCGTTGTGTCATTATCAAAAAATTGTACTGGTTCAAAATAATCAAACCAACAATTAAAATTTTCTGTCCAATATGCAAAATGAGCATTTGTACCATGCATATTAAGTAATTCTTGTTTATTCCATAGAGGATATGATCTAGCTCCTTGTGTCAAACAACCAACATAAAAATTAAAGACTGAAAAAAAACCAGCATCTCTTGGAACAAAAGCTGTTGTGTGCGTCATATTATCCTCTATATTTATATTATTACTATAATTAATTATTGGACTAATTAGTTTCTTGTGTGGCAATTTATCATGCAGAGATATATGCTCTGCTGTATATTCTGGGTAGTTCGTCAGATCGTATAATTTACCATATTTGTCGTAAATATCCAATAGTTCTCTCATTTTATATATACTGAAACATCCGAAAGCACTATCAGTCTCTGTCCAAGCATTGAATATTCTAAGAGACTCTAGCCATTTTTGACTACTACCATAATATTCTTTAAATAGTGGATGTAGATGAGTAATGTCTTTGGAGTTATTTTTAAACCTCAAAGCTAATTCATCATAATAAAAATTAGAGTTAGCATAGGTACAGTTGGCTGATATACAAGACCATTTTTCATCTAAAGATAAGCTTTGAATTATGTTATCTACAGGCAAATCACTATATAGATCAGAATCAAAAATTATAACATAATCAAAATCTGTACCCAATGTCTTAATAGCATATTCAAAATTTAAATTACGATATTCTGCAAATTTATTTATTCTATTATTTAGATCAACATGTTCATTTTTATATTTAATTATTTGTACATTTTTATGTTTAGATATTATTAAGTCTAAAAATAATTGTCCATTATTACTATTATTATTAGTAAAAAAACTAAATTTAGTATTTGGAATTTTTGATGAAATATTGTTTATAAAATTATGTAAATATTTGGCACTCTCTATTGGGTCTTTAACTAAAGATAGTATTAAGATTTTAGTAGTCAATAAATTTATATTATTAAATTTTACCTCAATATCTGAAGTATTATATATAATAATATTTTTCTGTGTTGTTAACATTGTATTAGTTTTTTGAATATTTTCTTTTTTAGCTTTGGCTATAGCCATTTAAATAGTCTCTTTTAATGCTCTATATATGCCTTCTTCTAAACTAATTTTAGGTTGATAAAACTTTAACATGAGAGATGGATCGCATACTCTATACATTACGCCAGTTGGTGCTGCTGGCAGATGGTTGATAGTAGGATTATATCCACTCTGTTCACACACCATACGACACAACTGATTAAAAGATATCGGTCGGCCAGTACCTAAATTATAAGTACCATATATTTTATTTTGTACACATATGTCTACAGCATTCATCACATCTTCCATATGAATAAAATCTCTTACTTGACAACCATCCCCCCAAATCTCAAAAGGATCTTTTTTTAATAATCCTCTTTGTATAAATGACGGAAAGGGATAAGACAAATCCTGATCTGTACCATAGCCAGAAAATGGTCTAAAAATTGTAGTATTGATTCCTTCATTGGATACAAATTTAGCAAGGTATTCTCCTGTCAATTTCGCCCAACCATATGTTAAATCTGGAGACTTGATATCATCGAGATCTATCATATCTTCTTTTAATAAAATCCCTGAATCTCTATATTGATATTCTATAGGATATGCGGCAGAAGATGAGAAGTAGATTATGTGTTTTGGTTTTGATCGTAAACACCACCCAAAAAATTCTGCGTCTATTGATAAATCAACAGCAACAGATATGGGAGAATTTTCAATTGTTTGGCGACCACCAACAATAGCGGCTAAATGTATAACTAAATCAAAAGAAGAATTATCTTTCTTAAAAAAATCTCTAGCATCATTACCTTCTTTAATATCTATACCAACTATATTATGATTTGCATACTTCCTTAAACAGTATCCTCCCACGAATCCTCTGTGTCCAGTAATTAATATATTCATCTTTAGCCTCTATATACATACCAATCGTCAAAATTAGTATTTAGGTTATTATTAATCATAGTAAATCTGTCACTAGTATCTAAATAATAGTTTTTGCTATTAAGAAAATTCTCTATATTTTTTCTATATTCAGAACATCTGTTATGCTCTATAGAAATATATTGAAAATTATATTTATTGAAATCATGATATTCTAAAATCAATAGCTCAGAACCTTCTGTATCAATACTTAGATAATCAATAATTGATGGAGTTTTATACGTTTCACATAATGTTATCAGTGATATGGTATTAATTTGTTTAATAATATGATTAAGTCTATTTATTTCGTGTCCATCATTATTAAAATGTTGTGGAATACCAGATAATTCCATATTGTCTGGTGTTTCATAAAAATCCATATCTAAATTATCTTGAGAATATGCTAGTCTATTAGATAGATGGCATTTTCTATTACGACAAAGATCGTTGTATTTAGATGATGGTTCAACACAGACACCATCCCAACCATAGTCTTTTTCTAAAAGATATGTATTGCTATGATATACTCCATCATAAGCACCAATATCAATAAAATATCCATTATGTTTAAAATTAGTAGACTCTAATATCCATAAATCTTGTCCTAGTTGACTATACATTATTTATGAGAATAAATGAATACCGGTATATTATTCCATGTATCATTTATTAATTCCTCTATAAAAGACCAGTTGCCACCAGCCAATCCACTACCAAACTTAGGAGCATGAATTTGCACACTATTTTCTTTATCAAAATGATTTTTGATATAAGATGCTACAGACATCATGCAAATAACTAATGATCCATAGTTCAATGGTCTATGATTATTTTTAGATATAACTCCATTTTGTGCTATCATATTGGCAAAAATGAGTTTATGATTATGTGTTGGATCTCTCATTACTTCAACGTATTGAACATATCCCATACGAGCTTTATTACCAAGAAGATGGAAATTTTCTTTGACTATGGGATAGTATTTTTCTATACCAGCAGTAAATCCTGCACCAAACACATTGATATTATTACAGACATGCGGTACTATAACGCTTGTTCCAGCATTTTTTCCACGCACTATTTGATCTACTGATGGAAATAAATTATCGTACAAAATTGGTAAACGATTTTTAGATAGTGTTTTCATAATGGCTCCTGTCCATCTATTGTAGTATCAAAACAGTCAAAGTCAATACTTCAAATAAAATTATTCCATTTTCCTATTGGACATTTTTGATCGGCCCAAGCGAGTTTATTTAGGAAAATTCTTTTCTGATTAATGCTACAACCACACTGTAAACACTCTTTATTATAACTATCATAACTATCGCAACTTAAACAAATATTGAATCTATGATCTATTTGTTCTTGTGTACTTTTAGGTAAACCCATATGTATATGCCATATTAAGGATTTAATAAAAGTTTTTAATCTAATTAGAAAAAGTGTCATGTTTAGGTGTTGTATTCACTGCAATAGTATTATTATCTTTATCTAAGATATATAATGGACAATGTTCTACAATAGTTGAGTCACTAAGCCAATTGGCAAAGCCATTGTTTAATGAATAGCATAATTTTTTACCACTAGCCTTAAAATCACTAGTTAGTAAAAATAGTTGATTTTGATATGAAAAAGAATCCCCTGGGTTTAATTCTTCAAGATACTTCATTTTCCCAATCTTCCCAAAGTTCTTCTTCTCTAATTTCTTCTATCTTCTTTTTAAATTGTTTTTTGGACTTAGAAACAAATCTTTGTTCATCAGAGACTCGTGGTTTCTGATAGGTTTTTTCCACGAATTTTTGTCTTCTTAAATCTTTTTTATCTGGATCTGACATTTTTTTTGATTATAAAAGTGTACTCGCTCTATTGTAACATCCCGTATCAGACAGTCAAGTACGATATAAGAAATATTTTACTTGACAATAGGCCATATACGATATATATATTATGCAGGTGGGGTAATATTACTTCTTTGTGTGTTTTAGTATCCATTCTCTGTGTATGCTAATCCTTGTATGACACGATTCTGTTACATATGTTGACTTTAATGATTCTTTTCCATTACCACTGACGCAAGAATTTATTCCTGCTAATTTATTATCTATAAATAGTCCACCACCACTATCTCCACTTGCTATTATAAATTCTAGTGATGTTCTTCTTTTATCTGTGTGTTTTGATGCTCTACAAACCAATAATTGTCTATCAATTGCTTCTACAATATTAGATCCTGCTCTTTTTTTATCATCAAATATTTTAGCTCCAGTAATAAAATTACCGGTGACTCCATATCCTGATATACAGCATAGTTTATCTAGTTCATCTTCTTTATCATACAATTCTGGATAAAAATCTAATTTGAGTGGTTTTTGTAAAAATCCAATAGCAATATCATTAGTACCATATTTATCAGCATCATAATCTTTTGGCCAAATAAAATTATTTACCTCTATGGTATCAGTATCTAATTTTACTACTGATGTCTTATATCCCTTTACAACATGCGCTGCTGTTAATATAACATTTTCTGTAATTACTACAGCAGACGCACAAAATGGAGTTTTGTCCTCATACATTCCACATAATTTAACTATATATTTAAAATGCGAACCATATTCTATATATTTATGATCTGGTACTGATGGATCTATAGTTCCTGCAATACTATATGAAATCAAACAAAAAAATAATATTAGATAAGTTAAAATAGATTTCATTATAATCTCCTATTATAGCAAGGAGTTTTAATTAACCTAATTAAATACACCAATATTATCCATTTCTGAATACTATAGAATATCTTTTATGTTGAACTGGTAATATAGCATGAGTCCAAGAGTATCTTATTTCGTCTTTAAGTTGTAATATGCTTAATTTAGGCACTAAAATCTGTTGTTCTTGTTGTCTTGGATGATTTAAAACCATAGTTGCATCTGATAATAAACTAAGGATAGTAATAATTGGACCACTTTCAATACTGTCTATATGTGGGGCAATAGCATTACCAGGTAAATATTCATTAATGGATATAGAATTTGGTTTGACTAATAATAATTGACTTTCAACTAATTTTTGTCCAATCCTATCTAAATAGTCTGGTATAATACTAGACTCTATCTGATTTTTATAAGGAGTATTAGATCCAAAACGTCTTACACTATTTCTTTCAGAAGATCTTTTTTTACCTTTAGATTCTGGTATTCTAGAGACTATATCTTGTTCCTCAGATTCCGTTAAAAAATCTGGAATTAAAATTAATCCTAGACTATGTAGATCTGTCATAAAATTTGAGAAGCAATTAAGCAACCTTTAGATACCGCATGTAATGGATCTTTAGCGTGTCTCACTTCTTTAATTGCTAATGGAAAGTTGTTACCAGATAATTTTTCTATAAATTTTTCTACATAACCATTAGCCTGAGATGTTCCACCAGCAATAACTATAGTAAGAGGATTTTTAAATTTTGGTAAAGATTTATGACCATTTAAGGCCATACTTAATTGTTTAGTAGTATAATCAATCAGTCTTTCATAATATGCAGATACTGCACCAAGAATAGGATTTTCATTGGGTTCGCCAATTTTAAAACCACCCGCCTCCTTCTCTGCCTGAACAACACTATCCGGCTCTCCGGTCGCCACAGCGCTCATACGATCAACCCAGTCGCCTGACTTGGTGGTACTAAAGACTACTGTAGGTTCACCATTTAACATGACACAAACATTTGTCATACCAGCACCACAACTAATTGCAATACCAGTATATTCTTCAGTATCTAATTCAGCATAGCATAAAGCCTCTGCTTCATTGATTGCACGAGCATCATAACCACATTCACCTAATACTGTTTTAACAACATCTTCATGATATCCTACATCAAAATCTTCATCTTCTTGATCTACTGGTTGAGCAGGGATGCAGAATACTAATTTTTCGCTGGACTCTGAGGCTGTTCCGACTACTTCTTTTAGAATAAAAGCTAAAACTCTTTTTGCATCTTTTTCTTTAGAAGATACTACTCCTTTATACATTGGTCTTTTTGCAGTATCATTTCTTTCTATTGCTTTTTCAATAGCGTCTTTACCTAATAGAATAAAAGAACCATCAGTATCTTTAATAAAGACTTTTCCTGCTAATCCTTTTTCAATCATCTTTGTGGCTACTGGTGTTGTTGGCTTTATAATATAAAACGCATCTCTGAAATCTTTATATTCTATTCCTTCTTGCGTTTGTTTGGATAAAACAATAAAACTTGTTCCTACGTCTAAGCCGACTGCCATAAAATTATCCTTTCATTCTCTTTAGTTTATCTATTGAATTAGTAATATTTTCATTAGAATTTTTAATTTCGCCAAGATTTTCATACTTCTTAATCATACCATCAGTTTTAATATCTGTAATATGAATCTTCTCATCAATATTAATAGTATTATTTGATGGTTGAGATTGCATAAAAGATTTTGGCTTATTAAGTATAGATACACCGGATATTGATAATATTTTTCCTAGCAAGAATCCTAAAATAAAAGATAAAATATTTAATATTACTAATATAATAACAATAATAGTATATATATTATTCATACATTACCTATGATTCTTCCCTTTTGTGTTCTAACAGCATAACCTTGTCTAATCAAATATGGCTCTATGCTGTTTTCAATAGTTTCTATAGCAATTCCAGTTAATGATGAAATACTTTTTAGTCCTAAAGGATTGCCCTTATTCTTACGAAGTATATCAAGATACATTCTATCATACACATCTAAACCCATACTATCAATTCCCTGACTACTAAATACAACATCAATATCTATATTTTTATTTTGATGATAAGCAATATAGTTCTTGTACCATTGTAGTCTAGCATTTAGAATTCTTGGTGTTCCTTTACTTCTTTTGCCAATTTCTAATAGATTAGAATCAGAGATCATTAGTCCGAGCTTTTGTGCGTTCAATCCTGCTAGTTTGGCTAACTCATCTGGTGTATAAAAAGACAAATGCTCTTTAATTGCAAAACGATCATAGAATGGCTGACTTAAACTGCCACCACTAGTAGTAGCCCCAACAAGAGTAAATACTGGAAGATCAATAGTCTCTGGTTTAGACTCTAGAGTTATATTTAATACAAAATCTTCCATTACAGGATAAAGGAATTCTTCTACTAGTTTAGGAAGTCTATGTATTTCATCAATAAAAAGTACGGACTGTGGTGCAATACCCATGAGGTATGGTAGTAAATTTTTAACACTACGAACATTGGCCGCATTGATCGTATATAGATTGGTCTGTAGTTCGCTGGCTATAGCACTCGCTATTGTCGTTTTACCAAGGCCAGGAGGCCCGTCAATTAAAACATGAGGCATCGTACCACCAGAACTTAAACAGCCCTTCACCATGATTTGCAGACGGTCTATAACCTCTTGCTGACCAATGATGTCACTGAACTTAGTGGGCCTCATAATATTATTAGACATTTGTACTCCTTAAAGATGCCAAAGTTTGTTTAACCAAAAGTAATGGATTATCATTAGGCTGTTCATTATAACTTTTAACTATAATTTCTCTAGCCTCAGCACTAGTAAATCCATATGGTATTAGTGCTTTTATAGTTTGTGCTAATAAAAATTCTGGTATTTGTTTACTAGTCTTTGGTGATGATTCTAGTTTTTCTTTCTGTATTTTTGGTTTATTTTCTTGATCAAAATACTTGATTTTAAAACCAGACACACGCCTAACTGTAAAGATATTATCACAATCACAAACAACTTTAAATTGATCTGTTGATGCTTCCTTAAAAGAAAGCCAATGGATTGATCCACATTTATTACACAAATATTTTAGATGAACATCGTGATCAATCGGCTTCTGGTGTTTCATTGTTGTCTTTTTTTATCCAAAACACAAAGTCATTAGACTTATTATCAAATCCTGACTCTATGATGCCTTTTTTTACCAATTCATTAAGAACATTACTAACCATTCTAGCATTTAAGTCTTGTACAATTTTAGCGAATAATGTCTCGTTTAAAATATATCTAACTCTATCAGACTTTTTATGTTTCTGTTTCTTGACTACTTGTTTAACTATTGTTAGTGATTCTTCATGAGACAATACTTTATTCATATCATTTGTATCAGATTCTTCAATTAGATCCATAGTCTCATTGATTGGATTATTACTCTCCCATTTACCAAAATTATTATAAACTATAATCCTTGTTTTATCAGTAAACTCATTTAGATCATTGATAACAAACCATTCATTCATAATAACTCCTAATTAAGAATTTCAAATAATCCATTATAATAATCCGGTTGTAAAACAAAATGTTTAGCATGTGCTTGAATATGAAGTTTATATTCTTGATTAATTGGATCTGATATAAAATATTTCTTTTTCCATATTGGATTGCCAGCATAATTGGATCCCAAATACTGGAAGGAATTATCCTTGCCAGCATTGGGATTCCAACTATTCACAGGAACACTAAACACAGGAAAACCAGGAATATTATTTAATGGTATAGATGGTATTTGATTCCAGTCTATATTAGTAAACATATCACTAAGCCACTTTGATAATGGACTATCAGTAGACACATCAAACTTAAAAAAATAGTTATATGGATTCAATGATGGATGGTCATAATCATACTGATCATCGTCATATTCATTATCGTCGTAATCTTCGTGCATTTTATATCCTTTAAAAAGTGGTGATGGAATCGAACCATCCTTTAACTAGTATCCGCCCAGCGGCCCACTTTCGTCCAACGATCAATACTGATCGTCGTAATCGTCCTCGTCATCATAATTTACATCTTCATCCTCGTCATCAAACTGATCCCAGTATGATTCATCAAGATCATAATTATCTTCATTATAATCTTCATCCTCGTCATAACTAAAATCAGACGAATAAAGAGGCTTCAGAAGTTCGCCTTGATACTCTCCGACAACTTCATATCGGCAAGTGCGAAGTTTCTCACAGTTACAATCACTTGGAACACTAACAACATCACGCGGATTAATCTTGACGATCACAATACGGTCGCCAGATTCCACCGACCCATAACCGGCCACATAATTCAATGCACCAGCATGAAGCCCATCAGAGCATCCTCTTGCACGATCATCGTCAACTTTGGCTCTCTGCATATGACAAACCTTACCAACACTATTGTCAAATACTCCACGATACTTATCCTTAAAATCTCCCCTTACTGCCTTATAGGCGAGAAAATGACCATCTTCAGTAATAGGCAGATGCTCATGCTCAAGGAAATCGTAAAGTTCCTTCTGACTCTGCATACTAGGATTTTCCATAAGATTATTCAGGAAATTAACAAGAGGCTGGAAAGGCAGACCCTTGCTCATAAACTCCAGAATACGCTTACTAATACTACCATGAACAACTTCATCCTCATAAGTGACCTGACCATTCTTAATTTCAACAAGACCATCACTAAATGCAGCAACAGCCTTTTCTACATCAACAATCTCCAGCAACTCATCAACAGTTGCAGTTGGCAAACTCTCCAGAATCATCTTGTAATTAATATGATCCGGCAAAACCTGATAACTCTTGTTATTAAGAACAAGCGTCAAATTACCATCAACAAACATAAACGGAACAGACATGATTAAACTCCTTAGTGTTACTTACCTGTGAATTACTTAATCAAACTACTCAACTGAATCTTGAACAGATCAACGCTATCACTATCCATTTGAGCAAACCAATCCTTACCATTATTAGCATAATAACTAGAACGATTATTAAGACTAGAGATAGGATTTTTATCGGTCAATTCTCTAATCATACCAGTTACTTGGTTCGTCCCCATAATATACTTGACCATCGGGTTCTTGTCAATAGCCTCTTTAATCGTTTTTCTGATTTCAGACGCTTTTGGCAATTGATACTTAGTCTTAGTCTGTGACTTGATAATATTAACATATTTATCACTATCAAGTCTATAGACACGATCATTAATCATATTAAGCAGACTATGGTACTCTACATTAGTAGTACGAATATTTTCACTATCAATCTTATCAATACCAATACCAATCGTTTGTAGAATAGTATTCATATGATCAAAATATGCTTCCTTAGTAAACTTTGTAATGTCGTACTTAAATCTATGAATAGTATCGGCAAAAAATTCTGTAATCAAATAATAATTGACAGCATCAACCATATCTTGATTTTTGATAAACTTAGCATAGTTTAGACCAAAAATATTCAACATATGATATGCGAATTGATGTAGGACTGTGCCATTATTATAAGATCTATAAGTGTTTGTAGTTGTATCACTATCTTGATATTGCTTGCGACAATATTCCACAAGATCATTATAGGATATGACACTATCAAAACGGCTCTTGATTTTCTTTAGGCTATCCATAAAAAAGCCATTAAATGGAATCATATTATATCCATCGTCAGACATTTTCTTTACGAGACTGCTCTTGATAGCATAAATCTTAGTATTTCCAAACATATCCTTTATTAGATTCTTCGTTGAAACATCAGTCATCATATAATTCAAGTCAGAAATCATAGGCAGATTTTCATTGTCATTACTCTTGTAACGAGTAATAGGAATATATACAATATCTTCACTATCACTAAAATCATCAAGTTCAGTCTGTGTCAGTGTCTTTAGAAACTTAGCATCGTTATACTGATTAGTAATATCTCCGCTATCCTTAGATGCTCCATAAATAAAGAATACATCTTGATCACTAACACTACCCTGACTACTTCTTGTGCTTTTCTTTCTTGGAGTATTGCTTTGACTAAGATGCTTGTAATCAGAAACCTTTAGTAGATTATCCTGACCAACATCCTCAATCAACTTATCAAAACCCTCATTACTCTTGGTATGATCCTTGGTATCAAGAATCATATAACCGAAACAGTCGTTTTGATTACAATACTTTGTAACAATCTTCTTTGCTGTTTCTTCGCTCTTAACATCACACACAAAGAAAGCGATCTTACCATTTTTCTTAGCACTATAGTAGTAGCCATAGCCCTTACCAGTTAGTGTTTCATTATGGATTTTATCCGTAAGAGCAACTAGTCTGCGTGACCTATAGCCAGAACTCTTATAGTTAAAGACATACAGATTCTTTCCAGCAGGAATCTTATATTCTAGATCATTACCAGAATTAATAGAATGACTCTTACCCTTGCTGTCTGTCCACGAAGCACCAACTCCCCATCCACCAGCAAGTTCATTCAGGGTATAATATGTGGTAATTGCTTCGATCTTAGTTTTAGCATCAGCAATCTTTTGGCTAAACATACTCTTGAGTTCAGTAAAAATCTCCTGAGTCTTTTCTCTCAGACTTTTCTTGACTTGCTTGGTATACTGCAAACCTTCTCTTGAAACATCCATTTCAAGTTCGCCAATACCAAAATCCAACTCAAGATAAAGACCAGAATTGATAATCTCATGAACAAAATTCTTCCAACTATCAATGTCTGCCTTTTGGAAAGCACGATTCCATCGTTGAATATGATCGGGACTTTCCTGCTTTTCTTCGCCAATAATTTGGGCGGTTTCTACAGGGTATGCGATATTGCCCATAATAGCAATAACGCCACTATCAATACGATGATAACTACTAGGAAAGTAATTATTGTCATTGTTCAGACGGCAAACTCTCCAACCGTCGCCACTAATAACAATATTAGTATTGCTATACTTATGGTCTTGTAGATTACCACCAATTCCACCCTCAATAATGGGCTTCATTCTAAAATAGTGATAAATACGCTTGGCCTTACTGGAGAACTCTTGAAAATCATGCTGCTTAACAGCAAAACCAATTTCAAGACCGTTAGGCTCGTCTGTGTCGCACGAATTAAAAAGATTAAGGGTGGGAACACCACTATCATCAATAGCGGCGATATAAGTATATTTCTTACCGTTAAAATAAGAAGTTGTAGTAAAACTCTTGGTATAAGCAAACGGACTCTTAGACCCTAGACCAAGACAACCAACAAAATCATTACTATCGTTTTTATTGCTGGCCCCGTATGTAGTATACAGGTTCTCCATATCTGCCTGACTAAGACCAGTGCCATAATCACGCACCACAAAATTAGGATTAGCAGCGGTTGGCAAAGTTACCTTAAAAGGATTCTTATTGCCTGCTGAAATATGAGAGTCATAAGCGTTTGTAGACAGTTCACGAATAACCGCCATAACCTTGTCGGAATAAAGAGAGTCCGAAAGGATCTTAAACATTTTACTGGTTTGAGCAATATTAAACTGATTGCTACTAGCAACGCCAGCACTATGAGTATCAATAACACGATCTGCCAACTTCATTTTCTAGTCTCCAAGTTCCTGTGAATCGTTCCTGTGATAGCCCAAGTATACCATCGGCAAGATGGCTTGTCAACCTCCACTATCTTTTTTATTGGCAATCTGGATACTAATATAGCCAAAATAAACTGGTATCAGTCCAATATACCATACTGGAATTGGTATACAGCAAAAACTTATTCCACACAGTATACTAATAATACTTAATAGATAGATGAAAAATTTAGGGAATTTAAGTTTTGCTAAAAAATATGAGATTGGCCCAATTAATATTGTGAATAACACTATTATGCTTACTAATAATGCTAAACTAGCCATTAACTTTCATCCTCATGATTATTCCATTCATCTTCTTCTTCATACTCATCATCTTCATAGGAAAATCCTCGTTCATCATAAGGAGTCCAATCTTCAGTCTCATCACCATCATTTAAATCTAATTCACCCTCGTCTGCTTCTTCTATAAAAACAGTGATAGTATTTAAAATATCTAGTAATTTCTCCAGAGTTTCGTCCATGCTCTTGAGTTTATTCTCTATATTTTTAACGCTTTTTTGTAGACTTGCTATGTCTTTAGATAAATCTTTATCCATATTATGTATTTCTTGATTATTCTTCATAACTTCTCTCATAATATGATCAATATCTTTTGACATAAAACCTCCTACTTTAGTCTTTTATATTCTTTTATATCGCCATTTTCCAATATTTTATTATCTTCATATGGTTCAGCAACACGGCGATAAAATTCTTGTTTAATATTTTCTAATACACCAGTAATCATTGCTATCTTATTATAAGATGGGTTTCCCATAAGTCCGCTAACAATTCTAGAAAAACAATAATTAATCCTACCTAAATATATACTAAAATCATGGGGATTATTTAATGAATGTTTAATATCACGAATACAGTTGATTAATTGGTCAACACAAACATCTAATTCTTCTCTATCATCTTCTTTGATATAAGGCATAATATTTACTCACATTTACAGTTATATTTTAAGCAATACGAACATTTTGGCCCAGGATCAATATTCCCCCAAGCATTAGCATCTCCATTAAAACTTTCTTTTCCAGTATCTATACAGACTAATTTTTTTGATCCATTCCTATTTATGATGCCCACATTATACCAATGACAATCCCAAAACTTTAACCCTGTTTTTGCTGCGATATTCTCTACTAAATCTTGAATATCTTGCATACTAATTATAGTATTGGCTTGACAGGTTTTTGCATACTCTGTAATATATCCCCAATCGCTACTATCATAAAATACAACACCATCTTCTTTTGCAAAATTAAGTTTGCAGACTTTATCCAAAACCCTTGGGGCAAAATCAAACTTGGCTAATTTTTTCTGAATAGAATATGCTTCTTGTGCTTTCTTTTTGCTTCTAAATTCTTTAAATACAAGATCTTTATTATTCTTTATAGGATATACTTGACAGCACCCACCTTCATCAAACCAATCACTATAATCAATTTCGTAACATTTATTAATCATTAGAATGTGGTTTCAACTATACTGTTTCCCATAATTGATTCTGCAATAAGAATTGCTTCATTTAAATTATTGGTTTCAGTAATTTTTATACAGTTTTTGGGTATATCAATCCAATATGAACCGTAGACTCCATAAAAAGAATCTCCTTGGTCTGGATTGTGGAATAGAAAATCTTCGTAAGTATTGAATGAGTCCGTATAGTATTCTCCATTTTCATCCTGCTTCTCATAAACCGTATCAACAATTAAGAATTTAAAATTAGGATGCTTTGGATTTTGTGGACTATGAACGACTCCACGATAAAATCTATTTGGTAGAGCGACCATATTGGTATCCTCTCCAATCCTCTTTCAAGAATTCTTCTCTATTAGAATAGAGGGGAACAACAGTATCTTGATCTAAGTATGGATTATGATTAATGCTAAGTCCATACAAATCATTCCTGGTATTAATTCTACCATAAGCAACTACTTTAAAAGACTCCAATTTTTGTCGAAGTTTTTTAAGTTCATCTTTGGCATTTTGAATTGTAAATAATTTAGGAACAATACCTTGTTCTGCACAGTTCAAAATATAGTCCAATGGATCAGAATATTCATTCATGAAGCAAACCCAATTCTGGTTTTCTCAACTACGGTTACTTCTAGTTCGTTTGGTGCAAAATATTCCGTAGAATAACTACGACCATTCCACCAGCCACACTTATACGAGATATGATTGTCAGCACTAATAGTAGCACTAACTATAGTTCCATAAACATCGTCTGTTAACTTAACTTTGCTACCTATTTTATAGAGTTCCAGAGAATTTTTGCTCATTATTTTTCCTTTTTTTTGTTTCTATAATTATCAGTTTGAGAATGACAGTTTGGACAAAGCATTTTTAGATTAGATAATTGATTATTTGATCTGCATCCATCAATATGATGTAATTCAATAGTAATATCTTGATTTAACCATCCTTTATCGCCATTTATGCCACATTTCTCACATATATTTTTTTTAAGCCCATAAGTCAAAAGTCTAGATTTAACATTATTTGGTTTTCTTTCAACTTCAGCGTTAAAATAATCTTTAATATCCTCTTTGCCATTATTAAAATCTGGTTGCCCTAATTTATTCCAACCTTGACCTAAGAAATGTTTTGTTGATATTTTATGTCTTTTGATATGATATTTAATATATTTATATGTACCACCAGTTCTAGTTAATCCTAGTTTTTCAATAACTTGACCTATTGATCTACAATTTGCAACGATTGGTTGTAATAATTCTTTAGTATATTTACTTTTTCTTGACATATAATACATCCTCAAAGGTAATATACACCAAGTTGGTATACGCTAAAGAAAAATTTTTACTGTATGCCAAAATTAATGCCGGGGACAGGATTCGAACCTGCAACGTTTCTAATGTGGGGGATTTTAAGTCCCCTGTGTCTCGCCAATTTCACCACCCCGGCATAAAACAACCGACTACAAAAACCACTGACTTGAGGTTGATTACGTCTTGTTGTGCCTCTGCCATTTAGATTCTTGTAGCCAGTTTCTATTGGTTTTTAAACAACCTCTCAGCCGTTCGCGTGAGCCTTTAGGCGACGAACAACCTCTGCCATAGCCTCAACATTATCAACAGTCTTGGCTGGCTTCGCACGTTCCATAACGGGAAGTTCCATACCCTTCTTAGCCAAGACTGCCTTTGTGCGAGCAAAACGAGCCATTGTAGTGGCAACCTTTTGACCCGTCTTATGGGCAATCTCAGCATAAGTCTTAGACGAAAAAACAGCCTCAAGAAACTGCTCATCAGAGCAACGAACACGCTTCTGCTTCTCAACCACATTAACTTCAGCCATAATCAACCTCCAATTCAATCCAAAATCCACAAAACAGTACCAATCACGCGATCAGTTCAATCCTGCTTTGTATCCTCATTGTATCATCTGTTATCGGCTTGTCAACACTCTCAACTTGAATTTTTAAGCGGCCACTGGTTCCATTTTATGTTGATCAATATTCTCAATTAATTTTTTGAGATGGGTATTTTCAGTTTCTAGAATAGAAATAATCTCTTGAGCCTTTTCTAGTGCTTTGTGAAGATGATAGACTTTATTGCTTAGTTCATCAGCAACATAATTTTTCATTATCATATCTATCTCCTTTTTAAGAGTATTATTTCCAGTATATAATACACTATAAACTATTTAGAAATGCTTTCAGTTCATCTATTTGTTTTTGATGCAAAATAATTTGATCAGTATACGGTTTTCCATATTTAATTATTTGATAAATATATCGTATTTTTTGCCAAAGCGACATTTGAGATGACACTAAAGAACTAAAAATAGATAATTCGATCATTTTAAATGATCCATCATAATCAAGAACTAAAACTTCACTATGGCAATCACAACGAATAAATAGTGTGCGATAGTTATTTATTTTTTGGTCTTTTTTTACCAAAGATTCGGTCATAATTTTTTTCCCAGGTTTTTTGGTCTACACTTTTGGGTCTTGTTTTTGAACCTTTACCGTTTTGACTCATCATTAATCCTCCAGAACAAAACTCCAATACCGACTATCTTCTTTCTTTTGCAGAGCATCCCAGTAGATTGATCGGGCGATATAGGATGGAACCTTATACTTGCCACAATTTACTACCCAGTGTCTCTCCATTTTCTTGTAAGAGTCTGTGCCACTCTTGCTTTTATTATATTTCAGATGTTCCATATCGTAAAGACGAAGTTGGTGAACATCACCACACAATACTCTGGCTTCATTAGGATGGATCATTTCTAGGGCAAAACTAACTTTAGCCAGACCAATTCCACTAATCTTATTTACGATAGCATCACGCTTCTTAACATGACCCTTTTTTGTTGTAAAATAAAAGTCTTTAGGATTAGCCCAAAACTTAGTAGCAAAATCCCAAATATACTTGGTTCTATTATTGTGTAGACCAACGCCACTCTTATGTAGTTTATCTCTCAGAGTATTTTCATCGTCAACCCACTCATCAAAATTCTTAATAGCGTTATACCCTGCACAATTACCTTTCCATGTAGTATGTACGCTGCAATATGCAAAAAGATAGCGACGAAAAATATCCTCAACATTCTGAGGACGCACACTTTCCCAATATTCTTTGTATGCTACTACTTTATCTCGCGGAAAAGTAGCAAAAAAAGTATCAGCCTTAGTCTTATCAAGCGTAGTATTCTGAACAGGAATAACCGTATTCTCGACAATCATAAACACTCCAATGTTAGAGACAACACTACGATTCTACACTACCAGTATCGTCTTGTCAAGCCCCGTTCTTTAGATTCTTTTAGAGAATCCCAAACTTTCCTCTGCTGCCCAATCAATATTATTGTCTATAATTTCTTTGATATATGATGGTACGAGATAGGGTATTTTATTGACAGGTTCTGGTGCTGAACCAATCTTTTTTAAATAAAATCTATTGGATATAATATTTAAATAATTATCATAATTTTTCAGAAATGTATCGTATGATAATAAGACATAATTAGGGGCAATTACTGGCATAATTTCTGATAAAAATCTGTATTTCGTACTTCTCATATGAAATATATTTTGATATCTTATTTTAGTTATAAAATTTCTATCTTGTAATATTTCTTGATGATGGTAATCTGTAGAAAACCATTCATTCAATAAGAATGAGTTAATATGTTGTAATCTATGTGGTTCTATATGATGTGGTTGGTTTATCATAGCCATAATCCAATCATAAGGATTACGAACTATACCAATAAATAGCACATGTTTATCTTTATAGGATATTGTTTCTGGTTTTGTCCAACCAAAAAAATGTTTATTTCCATAGTATTCTGTTTTGGATATTCCAAACTTGTGTACTAAGCATTTTTCTAAAAAGTTTGTACCAGAATGTCTTTCACCATAAAGAGCAAATTTATCTATATAAACACTACCAATATTACAAATCTGTAACATCTTTAAATAGACCTAGTAGAACCATGTAAAATTTTAAATGTTGGAAATCTTAGACTAATTCCACCATCTTGGTTTTGGGTTTCCTCAAAATATTGAACAGTAATGATTTGCCCAAGAATCTTTTTAGGGTTCTTATAAAATTCTTGTCTTTGGTCAATAGCAAAACCACTACCTACTCGTACAGTATATCCTTTATGATTAATCATCACACAAGATAGCATGGTTTCCTCACATTCAGCACCATCCTTAACGTATCTGAAATCACCCATTTCAGTATCAATTACTTCATACTCATCATCAAAAAACTTCTTAACTTTCAGAAGATCTTTACTACGCTTACCTTTATATGGTTCGTCTGCTCGTAGCATTACACCTTCCCAGCCATAATCATTACCTCGTTTAGTCCATTCGGCAAAATGGTCATCGTCTTTAATAAGTTCTTGACCAAGCAAACTAAGACAAGTACAAGTATTATTTCTCATAACTGTCTCTAGATTATTATAGCGAATAGAATATGGCTTATTCTTTTGTCCTTGTTTGCTATAAAATTCATCATGACTAATCATATCAAAAATCTTATAGGAAGGATTAGGAATAGTATGATCTTTCTTCTTGAGTTGTTTCATCACTCCTTGAAAGTCCTCATTACCATCATCATCCACAAGACAAAGTTCACCATCGAATACTACATCAGTAACGCCAAGAGCCTTAATACCATCCCTGACGATGCCAAGAGTATCAAACTCCTTTCCCGTGCGGGAATAGAAGGTAGTATTACCATCACTATCAACAATCCCAATACATCTAGCACCGTCAATTTTTCTGCTAACATACCAACCATCCTTCCAGTCAACAAGTTTAGGTTCGTATTTATCTGCCAGAGCAACACTAAATTCTGGAATATGGTCAGGAATAGCCTTATTAATAATCTTGTCACCAGCACGGGTTTTCAAGTCTTTATCAATAACGCAATGGATAAGTTCCTCGTATTCAGAATAATGCTCAATAAAACTATTCACAGCAGCAATAGCATCATGTCCAGTAATCTTTCGACTCTTTAGAGCATCTAGTAGATCAAAGAAATTTTTGTATTCATTTTTTCTGGCTACAAGATGATTCTTCTTCTTGAGATTATCACTAGTGACATTGTATTGCCACAACGGATGATAGGTATAAAGCAAAATATTCTTGGTGAAAGATGCTGCGGCACTATTGTGTCCACAATAATCCAGAATAATTCCTTCTTTATCTTTAGTGCTGCTAGTGGCACGAAGATCACGAACCATTCCCATAACATAATTAAAATCGTGAATCATCTAAATAGTCTCCTGTGTTGAGCGTAGTATATCATACGCTATTCCTGTTGTCAAGTTATGCTATAAAAACTGGAATATCTATATTTAGATAGTTACTCATTTTCAAATGTAACTAGAGATTCTTCTAGTTGCTGAATATTGATACTGAAATCAATATTATTTTTAGTTCTGGTATTATTTTGATGCGTTAATTCCATATGGCAGTTAGCACAGACAACTCTGCATTTTTTAATTTCTTTGATCAAATCCTCAACCTTTGTTGATTTATAATACATATTATACATACCACCACCAACTCCAACTTTATTTTTAGCATATCCATTTTTTATCAAATCAGACTTATTTGTATCTGGTAAGTGATCAAAACAAAGTGCTGATGGATGTTTATTATAGCCACAAATACAACAACCGACTGATATTTTGTAAATATCAACAGCGGCGTGTCTAAAATTTTGTATTTGTTTATTTGTTTTAGGCATAAAAGTGGAGGCGGGGGAAGTCGAATCCCCGTCCTGCGATATTTCTAATTACATTTTCTACAAGTTTATTTCATTCATAAGTTTTAAGAAAGATTAAAGAACAAACAACATTCATCTTTCCGTACCAACTAATCTCAGGCTAGAACCCGTTGGCTATTCTAGCAGCCGAAGGATTTTACGACAATCTTTTGAACGCTACCTTCATCGCTTTCTAAGATTGTTGCTGCTATTTAATTAAGCAGCAAGGGCTAACTGATTTGTGCCAGTTAAAGCATTTAATCGACTTTTAAAGTGGCCGGTCGATTAACCACTACTTGCTAATACAATCTTCCATATCCAGTCGATACCATTACGCCCCCTTATATTAAGTTACACTATTTTGGTGGATCACAAGCATTAAAAAATGGATCATTTTCTAGTCTCTTAATTTCGTTTTGAATTTGTTGAAATTCTAATTGACTAGTTCCACAACGCCATAATACAGAATCAGATTCTAAATTAGACAACCTATTATAGAAATGAATATTAAATAATACAGATACAAACAATAGACCAAATAAAAAAGAATAAACTGTTAAATGATTTGAACGATTAGTCATAAATCCTCTTGTTAAGAAACTAAACTAATAGGGCGTGTAGGAGTCGAACCTACCTTTTGAATACCTTATAAGAGTATGTGCAACTACCGGCTGCAACGCCCCGTGTTGTTTTATTCTACACTATCGACAAGTCTCTGTCAATTCATTTGTTTTTGTAGTCTGTATAATTCTTCTTCATATTTTGCAATTTTATCATACATATCCATACAACTTTTACAAAAATCAGAAGATATATAATCTCTACATTCCGCTATCTGATCCTTTAGTTTTCTTATTTTTTCCTCTGGAGTTAGTTCGTGCATTTTTAGTCTCCTGCTTTTCGGGTTTACTCCAAAATACCATCTCATTCATTTTGTCATCCCAAGCACATTCAACCAAATCTTTTGCTGCAAGTTTAGCCAATCCAACATCGTGAATCCACAATGCCGCTTCTTCAAAAATCTTTTCATTAGTATCTTCATCAAGCAAAGGTCTATCTTCATCATCGTGACCAAGACAAAATTCTTCTACCAAATTGGTCATTTGTTTCAATGAAATATATTCGTCTAGATTTTCATTAGTATCTGAAGAAATACTTTGTGCCGCAGCATCACGCATTTGAATAGCATATCCATCAACATCAACAATTGCATAAACTTCAGACATAATGATCTCCAATATTTTATTTGATATACTTATTTACACCAGAACCAGAATCAATATCATTAATATGATCAATCGTATCTTGTACACAATACTGGCCCCTAGACAACCATCTATCATCGTCATGTAGTGCTGTCAATATTTGAGGAATCCAGTGTTGATAGGCCAAATTATATTCATTGGGAAAATACTCCTTTAGAATACGCTCCATATGAAATAAACTATTACTAATTTCATTTCGGTAGTCAATAAATTTAGCAAACTGATGTTTCTGTTCGTTATTCAACATCATACCTGAACTTCCTTTGGTTTAAGTTTAAGAAGTTTATGGGCAGTTTTCCAAACGCCAGTCTCTTTATTTTGAATATCTCCAGACATATAAATATGACAAAATCCCTGGTGCTTATCCAATCCCCATGCAAGAATACCATTAGCGTCAATAGAATCAACCACAAAACGTCCACGATAACCCATAGGAATAAATTCACCCTTACTCACAAAATATGGGCCGCCATTAACCTTGATTCTGTCACCTTTAACCAATTCTCTCCAGTTAAAATCACGAATAATTTTAGTATTTCGCTTCTCTTTGCTCTTAACCTTAAACACAAAAGGTGTATTGCATTTCTTACAAATATATGCTCGCGGCCCAGTAGACGATCCACAGTTGTCACAAGTTTTCTGACCCTTAGCCATGTTCTGTTCTCCTGTTAAAGTGATGCTCTAAGCATACCATAGCAATCGGCATTGTCAAGAGCGTTTCTTTAGTGGTTCTTCGATTTTTTTATCTTTGTCTGGAAAAATAGTGAGTTTGCCAGTATGATAATGACAAAAATAACTGCTATGAATACGTTTCTTAGTCAGATTATCTTCTTCAATTTCAATATATACATTAATACGATACCTATTCTCCCATACATTAATAATACGAGTCATAAGATAATGCTTAGGTTTTTCAACTTGCTTAAAAAGCAAACTTTCAATTTCAAGATCCATTAGCAGTCTCCGATTGATATGTGTCTATTTCAAATCCAATTTTTCCATCTGGCATTTCTATAAAATCTATAGGATAATATTCTAGTGTTTCAAAATCAAATACTGCCACTTCTTCCTGCCAAGGAAAAGATCCTGGGTTTTTAACATCATTTGCTCTCTCATACAGAAAATTATAAAGATCAAGCCAAGTCATTTTATTCATATCTAACTTCACCTTCTTTAAGAGGAAATATTGTATCTTGAGGTTTCATATCGTCATAGAGAACGATATAGCCCCAACCAGTATTATTAGAAAACGAATTAGTTGACAGTATTGCTATATCTGGATTTTGTTCTAACCATTCATTAATCTGATCGGAGTTTTTGCGACCAATATCGAATAGTTTGGTTTTAATCATATTTGCGTCCTAAAATATTTGTTTTCACTTTACAAATCTACAACCACTATGGGCTAAAGACAACATAAGAAAATCAGATAAAATTATCTAGCACGACGATTAGCCCGATCAAGAATCCTTAGTTTTTCTTTTGCATTTGCTGGACAAACCACTAAATCCGGTGCTGTTTTATGAGAATAATTCATAAACCCTACAGCACGATTTTCTACGCTACAATCTTTACAGATAATTTTGCGACCAGTTTCAACAAGAAACTCGTACCGATCAACTCCAACACAGTTTTTGCAGTAAATACAGTTCATGGTTGCCTCCGTAGAGCGGATTATACCATAAGTGTCGGCATTGTCAAGTCGCTCACTGTAGTTAAATTTCCCAAACCGTCGATAAAATTTCCAGTATCAGTGCTATAATAAATATCTTTTAATCCAACAGCACTCAATAGTTTACTGCAATTTTCACAAGGCTTACTACCAAGAATCAATCCTTTTCGATTAATTCTAAGCACACATACTGTCCAATTAGGATCAATGGTATTATAGCGATCAAGTAGTTTAGAAATAAGATGACTTTCAGCATGATAAAATGGATGTTCCTTATATTTGGGTAGATTAAAATCTTCTCCTATACGGTAAGCACCAGCATGAGTTTTAATAGGATTGTTTTGGGTGAAACAAATCATTTTTGTTCCATCAAAACACCCCGCATAATGCCAACAACGAATCTCTTTACAAGGACTCCAATTCTGATATGCTTTGCGAATTGTTTTCTGAATAATCTTCATTTATTAGCCAACATATACAAACCAACATTAGCAAAACTATAACCAGCATACGCTATGCCTAATCCGATATTGCCTTTTACAAACTGTTCAAAACTAACGTATGCGTATACACAACCAGTAAATGCTATTAACCATCCACTCATATTATATTCCTTTTATCAGTAGTTTCCTGTTTATTATAAGTTTCAAAAATATATAAGTCAAATGTTTTTTGGTGTAATTCAATATTGTTACTGGAGAATTCAATATGAAAAAATGTGGCGTATGTGGTATAGAAAAAGATATTAAAGATTTTAGTAAACAAAAGAATCAATTATCACACAGATGTAAACTATGCACATCAGACTATAATAAAAAATATTATCAAAAAAATCAATCTAAACTAAAAGAAAGAACACAACAATTTAGAAACCAAAATCCAGAATATATGAAAAAATGGAGACAGGATAATAAACAAAAAGTTCAACAACAAAAACGAGATTGGTTAAACAAAAATAGAACATTAATTAATGAGAAAGAAAGAAATAAAAGAAAAATTAATCCGGCATATAAAATTAAAAAGAATCTAAGAAGAAGAGTAAACCAAGTAATTACTAGAAACGATAAAAGTAATACAACAATGAATTTGATTGGGTGTTCGATTTATGAATTATTACAACATCTGGAAAACCAATTTACAGATGGTATGAGTTGGGATAACTATGGAAAATGGCATATAGATCATATTAAACCTTGTGCTAGTTTTGATTTAACTAATCCAGAAGAACAAAAGAAATGTTTTCATTACTCTAATTTACAACCGTTGTGGGCTGCTGATAATATCCGAAAGTCGGATAAAGTTCTTGATAATGAGCAATAGCCAAATCTTTTTGTTTAATTTCAAAATCTAAATTAAAATCTAATCCGTAAGTATTAATAGGCTGAGTAGCATAATCAGCGTGTTTGCGTGGATTATTTCCGGGTGCAGATTCGCTATAATGAAACAATGGACAATTATTACCAGCAGTCAACCATGTTTCATAACAACGATGAATAGCAAATTCTTCACTTAGATTATCTGGATGACATTTGTGATGCAGATAGTCAAACGTGATCGGTATGTTTGTTATTGGAAAAAAAATATCCGTTAGTTCACGAACACTCCAACAATTTAACTTATCGTCATTTTCTATGCAAATACGCTTTTGACAATTTTCGTCAAGGCGTTGAAAATTTCTATAGAACCGATGAGCAATTTCTTCTCTAGTACCATTATTATTGTGGATATGGAAATTCATAGGACTTCTATGATCTGCTGGAAGTCCAATTCTATCAAAAAAACTACTATAAAAATTTAGTTCTATAATCGTTTTTTCTATAACTTTATCAGAAAGACTAGCCAAACTATTAAATTCAGACGGATGTGCGGAAACACTTACATCGTATGTTTTAATTGTCTGTGCGATATTATCAAACTCGTCTTGAATATCATCATGATTAGGTAAATCTTCTAGTGAGACATTAGCCTCATCATAAGTAATAAGAGGAAAAATATCACTACTAACTCTGTAAGTATAGTTATGATCACAACAAAATTTGATTGTTTCATTGGTTGTTTGTAGATTATTAAGAATTCGTTCTCCAAGAATAGTTAGTGCTTCTTCTCTTGGCAAACTATTAAAACGCTTAAAAGTCATGGTCTGATGACCAATACCTTGCTCTTTGAGTTTGAGCGAAATACAACAGAGGCCGAATCTATTCATAAAATCTCCTTATTCGCAGTATAACAGATTATCGGCCAGAGTCAAGCGTGTTCTTAAACAATTTCTTCAACTGAGAGAACTTTTACAAGAGAATATTCTATAACAGGAAAATGTAGTTTAAAATTAGATAATGCTTCATCAGATGATGAACCAGTATGAAATTCACAAATTAATAGATTCTGTTTTGACAGATCATTATTCTTGTAAACCTGTGCTGTAATATTAAATGTTTTCATTTTGAGTAAATTCTTGAATTTTGGTGTATTTGATATTAAAAGGAAATATATGAAAACTAAAAAATGTACCGTTTGCCTCAAAAATAAAAAGTTAACTTCTTTTTACAAGAAAAAGGGCGGAAAATTTGGATTGGATGCAAAATGTAAGTCTTGCGTTTCTCTTTATCATAAACAGCATTTTCAAAAAAACAAGACCTCAATCTTACAAAGTAGATCAAAATATATGAATGAATATAGAAAAAATAATAAAAACTATACTTCAGAATATAATAGAAATTACTATGAAAAAAATAAAAAAGAAATTCTTAGATATAAAGCCAGTTTAGAATATAGAAAATTACAGAGAGAATATGAAAGAAATAAATATCAAAATAATTTATCATATAGAATATTAAGTAGTTTAAGAAGCAGATTAAGATTGGCAGTTAAAAATAATATAAAACAAGGAAAAACTAAAGAACTAATTGGCTGTGATATTGAATATTTAAAAATATATTTAGCAAATAAGTTTCAAGAAGGCATGACTTGGGAAAATTATGGAAAATATGGTTGGCATATAGACCATATAATTCCATGTTCCAGTTTTAACATGAGCGATCCTGAACAACAGAGAAAGTGTTTTCACTATACCAATTTACAGCCATTATGGGCTAAAGATAATATTAGTAAATCAGATAAAATCTTATAATCCAAATGCCTCTATTGTATATTTAAATGGATTATTATCAATATTTTTTACTAAATCTAACATAGTTTGTGCAATTTCTCTAATTTCTAACTGAGCATTAGGTTTATTGCGTAATGATTGAAAATGATAAAAACTTCTCCAATTAAAACTTACATCAGAAGTAATCTGGGTATTGTATGGTCTAAAAAATCTAGCACTTTCTTTGGCTCTTTTTCTATCGAAACCATAATCATTAACTAAACTTTCTATACAATTATGGTATTTATCCAAACCTAGTTGGGTATAAGATTTAAGTTGTTCTTGCCAAATTAAAGGCCAATCTTCAGGAATTAAATATTGATCTTCCTTAATCTCTTTATATCTTGCAGATTCACCATTAACACTTACTCCTATTCTGTGTTTAATTATATGAATGTGCGATGCTATATCTGTTGTTACTAAAAAATGTAAATAACTTTTTTCAAAAGGAGTATGATGACCTTCATCCGCTAACATTTTTAATAGTTTAGGTATTCGATCAATCTTATCTTCCGATAAGTCTCTAGATGTACTAGTCCATGCAGAACAAGCATGAATTTTATCATTTCCATGATATCCTAGTAGTTCAACTTTATTTAGCATAATTATCTAAACCTTGATTGTTTGGGTTGGACACTCTGGCACAATAAGCCATAGTTTTTTCTGCGTCTG